GACAGCTTGGGGAACTCTATAACTTTATCTTTTGGGTTCATTGGACTTGCCAATCTTAGATTTCCTCAGATGCTCTGGTTCTTTTGAATAGCCCCTGATCTGGGTGACGTTGTCTCTACTAAATGTTTTGAGCAATGCCTCAGCAATCTCCGGGCTTAGACCGGTGCTTTCCGACAATGCCTTGGTTCCTGTTTTAAGATTACGCAAACCTCTTTTGTAGTCCACCATATCTTCGATGGCTTGACGGTGATGTATTTCTTCTAAGTAAGTTTTAGCCATTCTCTTGCTTTCTCTCCTAATACTAATGCACCGATGTTGATTTTGTTTCTGAGGGACTCAACGATACGTTCGTCTATTGTGCCTTCTGAGATTAGATCGATGTATGTCACTGGGTTTTTCTGACCGATGCGGTGCGCCCTGTCCTCACTTTGGATCCGTGTTTCCAAGTTAAAGTCATTGGCATAGTATACCACAAGGTTGGCCTCGGTCAAAGTCAGGCCGTATCCTGCGGTAGCTGGGTTACCCACAAAGTATTTCAGTGGGTGGTTGGGGTCTTGAAAGTTCTGCACGATAGCCAGACGCTCATCATCTTTTGTATCTCCGAAGTACGCCGCTGCGGATCCAGGGCCGAACTCTTTGTTCAGCATTGCAACGATAGTTTTAATATCATGACGGAACCGTGACCATATGATGGCTTTGCCATGGTGTTCGGACATTATTTCTTTGAGTGCGTCTGTTCTTTTGGTTGGGAAGTACTCGATGTCTCCCTCATCTGTCTTGATATGTCCCGACAGGATTTGTTGTAGGCGCAAAAGCTGTGTAATTACTGCGGGTGCGCTGACCAGTTCACCGTTGTCCAATAACAGCATCGCCTGCCGTGATATGTCGTTGTACATTTTGACCTGTTCTGGCGTCAGTTGTACATACCTGACGGTGTATGTCTTATCTGGCAGGTCTAGGCATTCCTTTTTAAGAACACGGTAGCTGAAGGAGCTAATCCGTTCTGTTAGTTCATCCAGATATCGATAGCCTACGATCTGAGTAAACGATCTGGCGCCCATCTTCTGTTGTTTTGTTATCGCGTACCGGCCTTGGAACGCCCAATACGAATCACCTAGCATACCCCGTTGCAGGAACTCTGCTTGCGAGTAGATATCTAGGGGAGACTTGGTGATTGGTGAGCCGGTCAGTAGTCTTTTGTATGAGAACCCGTCAGCTATATCCATGAGTGCTTTGGTTCTTTTGGCCTTGGGGTTTTTGATGGTGGTGCTTTCATCAATAGCAATCAGACCGTGCTTGCCTAGATGTTTTGACATCCACTTTCCTACACGCTGCCCCTTCGTTGAGGAAAAAGCCTCCACGTTCATGACAAACACGGTGAGCCCAGCAAAACCTTTTTGTATTGATCGTATTTCTTCTGTCTGTTTCTTGTTTGGCGATGCTACCCAACGAATCATTCGCAGCGGTACATCATCCGACATGTGCTGAGGTATTTCCTTGGCTACCCAGTTCCGATATACGCCTTTTGGCGCTATCACCAGGGCGAAGTTGATCTTACCTTTCAAGAACAACTGTCCCATGTTATCAATGAGAACTTTAGATTTGCCGGTCCCCATCTCCATAAAGAATCCGAACGAGTCCTTTGATCCAGCAGCGTCCAGTGCGGTCTGTTGATGGTCAAATGGTTTAGTTTTGAATTTATAGTTGACTGTCATAACGTTCCTCCCATATACTCCAAAATACGGCACAAAAATACATGTGTCAACTTTAACCCTGAAGAGGATGTACTTTAATGGAAGACATATTCGATGACATGTTTGACACTAGCCAAGCGTTGGCCGGTGTTGGAACAGAGGTAGGCAAAAGCCTATCTGAAATGGTGAAACAGGTCACCCAACTTGATAAAGAGATCAATGATTGGGAAGAACACCTTAAAACCTTGAAGGAACAGCGTAAGCGTATCACTCATGACCGCATCCCTAGTTTAATGGATGAAATGGGTGTGGAAAAGATAGAAGTTGAGGGCGCCTCGGTTGCCTGTAAGCCTCTGGTACACGCATCTATTCCTGTTCCGCGCAAAGAAGAAGCATTTAATTGGCTTAGAGAAAACGGCTTAGACGATATCATTAAGAACGATGTCGTTGTGACGTTTGGCAAGGGCGAAGACAACATTGCCGGCAATCTTGTCGGGCAGTTGCAGGAGAAGGGTTTTGATCCGCGGACCAAGACACACATCCATCCGTCCACACTAAAGGCTTTTGTAAAAGAGCGGGTAACAGCAGGGAAGCACATCGATCTGGACATGTTCGGGGCGTTTGTTTCATCCGCAGCAGAAATTAAGAGGAAAGCATAATGGGTGCGATTAAGAATAAAATGTTAGAAGAGATGGATGATGAAGACCACACTGATGAGTACGGTGGTTTCATGGACAATGACGAGACAGATCTTGATGAGGATCAAGTCATTGAGGATCAGATGATCCAGAAAGCAATAGATGCTATTGAAGAGCAAGAAATTGAACGTCAGATTAAAGAACAGGAAAAGAAAAATGGGTAACGCAGTAGCTAAGAAAAAAAGTGCAGAGTTAAGCACAGATATTCTTGACGATATCTTTGAAACCGCCGGTGAAGGTGCCTCGTTTAGTAGTGACGAGATGCAGATCCCGTTTGTCCGGTTGCTTCAGCCTATGAGCCCCCAGATTAACAAGCGGAACGCTGAATATATCAAGGGTGCCGAGCAAGGCGATGCCTTTAACACTGTCACGGGTGAGTACTGGCCCGGCGAAGAGGGTATAAAAGTTATCCCGTGTTATCAAACCACTGAGTACCTAGAGTTTGTTCCCAGAGATTTGGGTGGCGGGTTTAAGGGCAGAGTTCCTATTGGTGATCCATTAATTAACCAGACCAAACGAGAGGGGAGCAAGGAAATTCTACCCAACGGCAATGAACTGGTTAAGTCGGACCAACATTACTGCTTGGTTTTAGATGACGAAGGTTCCTATCAGCCAGCTATCATCGACATGAAGTCTTCTGGCCTAAAGATTAGCCGGCAGTGGAAGTCTAAGATTTCTATGCAAAAGGTTAAGCACCCAAAGACAGGGCAGATTGCGAAACCTGCTGTGTTTGCTACGATCTGGCGGTTGCGTTCGGTTGAGGAAACCAACGATCAAGGCACTTGGAATAACTGGGCCACCGATCATGTCAGTCTGGTTGAGGACCGTGCCATCTTGATGGCGGCAAGAGACTTCCGAGACTCTATTCTAGCTGGAGAAGTAAAGGCCGCTGCGGAGCCCACAGTTAATGCCGAAGGATCTGGCAACGCAACTGGTGCGCCATACAAGGACAATGAAATTCCTTTCTAAAGACGTAAATAAAGATTCACGCTAACGGCGTTAGCGTGATTCTTTTTTAGGAGGGATTATGTCTCAAGCAAAAAAGTTAATGGATGCGTTCTGCGGATCGATAGCGGCGCACGGCACAACTACTGTAGGTAGGGTTGGACGCAACGGCAAAGCCGAGGCGAAGAGCATGATTGTTCGCGGACCTTTGACCGACGAGTTAGTACAGGGTCACATTGAGGGCCGTCAGGGTGTGGGATCTATACCTATTACCCAAGATAATCTGTGTATGTTCGGGGCTCTGGACATTGATACCTATGATCTCAACTTGGTGGAGTTAAATGCCAAGGTTCAAAAGCTAGGGTTGCCCCTGGTGTTGTGTCGTTCCAAGTCGGGCGGCGCCCACCTCTATTTGTTTCTCAAGCAGTGGGAGCAAGCAGCCATGGTTCGAGAGTATCTGACCGAGATGTCTGTTGCCTTGGGGTTCTCCGGTTGTGAGATCTTTCCAAAGCAGGACACTATCTTGGCGGAGCGCGGGGATGTGGGCAACTTTATAAACATGCCTTACTTTGGTGGTGATGTAACCACACGCTATGCCTTGGATGACAAGGGCGAAGCTATGGACATGGCGCAGTTCTTTGCCGCGGTTGATGCAGCAAGGATAGACATTCCAGAGTTAAATGAACTTCAGTTTGGTGGAGAGAGAACACACTTCACTGATGGTCCGTACTGCTTGGAGATCATTACTGGGCAGGGCTCTGTTACTGAACACCGCAACACGTTCATGTTTAATGTTGGCGTGTACTGCCGGCTGAAGTGGCCTGACGATTGGAAGAAGCATCACGAAGAATACAACAGGACGTTATGCAGCCCTGCCCTTGAGGCAACTGAGATCGTTGCTTTACAGAAATCGCTGATGAAGAAAGATTACTTCCTGCAATGCAGTTCCTGTCCGTTAAAAGATTACTGTGATGTACAGATCTGCAAGTCGCGCCAGTTTGGTGTGGGCAACTCGGCCCCTGATCAGGCCAACCTTGGAGGTCTGACAGTCATGTTGTCGGAGCCTCGGCATTACTTCATGGATGTGGATGGTCAGCGGTTACAGTTAACTGTTGAGCAATTACAGAACCAAGGTCTTTGGCAGCGGTCATGCATGGAGCAACTCAACTTCATGCCGCCTCAAGTTAAGCCACAAGATTGGCAGGTTGCAATCAACACCCTGATGAAGAACTCGGTCACCATAGATGTCCCTCCGGAACTCACGATCAAGGGGCAGTTTCATGAGATGCTCAAGACGTTTTGCACAAGTCGGATTAGGGCTCTGTCTCCGGAAGAAATGGAGATGGGCAAGCCGTGGACCGAGGAAGGCGTGACGTACTTTACGATGGCTGGCTTGGAGCAGTTTCTCAAGAACAGGCAGTTCACACATTACAAAGCGGTTCACATACAGGAACAGTTGAAGACGCTGAACGATGGAGGGGAGTGCTACCAAAGGAAGTACATAAAACGTGAAAATGGAAAGACAAAACATTTACGTGTCTGGCATGTGCCGGCATTTGAAGATGAAGAAATAGAACTGGAACCAAAGGAGTTTAGTGATGACATCCCCTTCTGAACAACGAAAGCTGCTGAAGATTGCGGAAATAACCGAGTGGTTGGGGGTATCCCATTCCACCATTTACAAGTGGGTAAGCGAGGATATCTTTCCACAGCCCATATATCTTGGACCGGGCAAGGGCGATAAGAACAGCGCCACCCGTTGGGTCGAGGAAGAAGTTCTGGAGTGGCTGGCTCAACGTCCACGCGGTAAAGAGTGATGTCCGAGGAGATGCTCTTAGGTCCGCCTGGCTGTGGTAAAACGTACAGCCTTATCCAGCGCGTACAAGAAGCCCTAGAGGACGGCGTTTCGCCCGAACAGATAGGGTTCATGTCTTTCACAAAGAAGGCCGTACAAGAGGCCGTTGAGCGTTCGTGTGGCAAGTTTGGTTTTGATGAGAAACGTCTGCCTTACTTTCGCACCCTGCACTCGATTGGTTTTCGCGGCTTGGGTCTGGTGTCCGGTGACATGCTAGCTAAGGACGATTGGCGCAAGCTGGGCCATGGTCTGGGTCTGTCGTTTGAAAATGCTGAGGGCGCGGTCCCTGATGACGGCATCCTGATCCCTGCTATTGGCGGTGACGGCGGCAAGTACATTCAGTTGATCGACAGATCTAGATACCGGATGATTGATATGGAGAAGGAGTTCAACGAGGCGGAGGATTGGGATCTATCGTTTCCAAAGATGAAGCAGATCGAGGTCAGTGTTGCTTTGTACAAAAGCAAGTTTGGTAAGATGGACTTCGTTGATCTGATCGAACAGTACATGAATGTGGATCCACCGTACTTGAAGCTGCTGATTGTGGACGAGGCTCAAGACCTTACTCCCTTGCAATGGGAGATGGTTGAACACATGAAGTCCAACGCGGAGAATGTGGTGTATGCAGGGGACGATGACCAAGCCATTCACCGATGGACCGGCGTTGACGTTAATCGTTTTATCAATGCGACAGACAACAAGACGATCTTGACACAGTCGTACCGGTTGCCTCGCTCCGTTTGGTCTTTGTCTCAGCAGGTTGTAAAGCGGATCGACAACCGGATTGAGAAAGAGTTCCTGCCCATGGAGGAAGAAGGCTTGGTTGAATACCACCTAAGCCGGCACACAATTCCGTACCACAAGGGTTCGTGGACGATCATGGCTAGAACCAACAGTTTCGTGCGTGAGTTTGCAGAATCTTTAAGAGAAGACGGATACCTGTACAGTGTTAAGGGTCGGCCTTCTATTCACCCTGATGCAGTAGATGTGATTGTTGCTTGGCGTGATCTGCAAGCAGGTAATTCCCTGTCGCTGCGCCGCGTTAAGAAGATGTATGCGTCTGTACCAAAGCAGGGAGACTATGCTGTTGTGAAGCGGGGCTCTGCTAGATTGTTAGACGCTGCGGATCCAGAAGCGATGTTGGATTACGAAACCTTGGTGCGTGATTATGGAATGATTGCTCCGTTATATACGGATGCGATGGATGTGGCACGGTTTGGTAAGGAACAGAAGCTATACGTCCGGTCAATTGAAAGACGAGGGGAAGACATCACCCAACCCCCTCGCCTTAAAGTATCAACTTTTCATGCCATGAAGGGAGGAGAAGACGATAATTGCGTAGTGTACCTAGGGATACCAAGAGTGTGCGCTCAAAGCAAATATCCAGATGACGAACATCGGGCATTCTATGTGGGCATAACACGCGCCCGAAAGGAATTGCACATACTAGATACAGATAAGAGGTATAAGTACCAGCTATGAATAGAGATGATGTAGTAGACAGCGCCTTAGACAAGATCAACGGCGATAGACAAGACGAGTATGGAGATGTGTTGAACTCTTTCACCACTATATCCATTGGATGGGACACAATTGTTAAATCGGCTCTCGGCACTCATGGTTGTATAACCCCGATGCATGTTGGTCTGATGATGGATTGGTTGAAGACGAGCCGGCTGTTGGTGGACATAAACCATGCAGATTCGTGGGTTGATAAGGTTGGGTATGCCGCCCTGTCTGCGGAGGTTGCAGGTAGATACTCTGACATTGGGCGAGTTTCCCCCGATGACACGCTTTCTGACGATTGGGTGGACGATTTTGCTGGGCGAGTTTCCCCCGATGCTCAACCAGAAGAAGATAAAAATGGTAATAACGCCGTTATTGCAAATAATATTCAACCTATAAGAGAAAGTAAGACCATTTCCCGCAAGGAATTAGCCACATACCTAGAGCCTGGGCTAAATGCTTTGTTCGGTACTGAGTATGATCTATACAATCCAAAGACATGTCAGAAGATTGATGGTCGCAACGGCAAGCCTTGTGGGCGTCCGTTAGTTGGCAGACAAAAGAAGTTCTGTAGTAAGCACGTTCCAAAGAGTACAAAATTAGCAAGGAAAGCCTATGGCAAGAGATCGAAAAGACAAGTCAACGATCAACTATCTTGATCGGATGGACATTGATCGGTTAGATCCTGATTGGAACATACCAACAGAGTACCCTGATCTAACAGGATACAAGTCTATCGCAGTTGATTTGGAAACAAGCGATCCAAACCTCAAGTCTCTCGGACCCGGTTGGGCCCGAGGGGATGGTTTTATCGTGGGCATTGCTGTCGCTGCGGGGGATTACAAAGGCTACTTCCCCATTCGCCACCAGAACGGACACAACCTAGATCCCAAGATGACCATGCGGTGGTTTGCAAAGCAGATGGATACTCCGCGGATCGACAAGATCATGCACAACGCCACGTATGATGCCGGTTGGTTGCAAGCGGAAGGCATCGAGATAAAGGGTCGGATCATTGATACCATGATTACCGGCGCCATTGTGGACGAGAACCGGTTTTCCTACAGCCTTAATAATCTAGGCCGTGATTGGATCGACATGCGTAAGGACGAGAAGGCTCTTCGCGCAGCGGCCCGTGATTGGGGGTTTGATCCTAAGTCTGAGATGTGGCGCCTACCTCCGATGGACGTTGGACCCTACGCGGAACAGGATGCTTTAATGACGCTCAAGCTATGGGAGCGGTTGAAGATAGAGGTGGAGAAGCAAGACCTCTGGGCCATATGGGAACTGGAAACAGGGCTCATTCCTCTCATGCTTAAAATGAAAACAAACGGTGTTCGGGTCAACACAGACCAAGCAGAGTTAGTGCGGAAAGAATTGAAGGGCCGTATCAGTGGACTGAAGAAATCTATTCGTGATGAGACAGGTGTGGACCTTGAGCCCTGGGCCGCGGCCTCTGTTCAGAAGGTGTTTGATTCACTGGGATTGGAGTACGCTAAGACCGAAGCCGGCAATGCTACCTTTAACAAGCAGTTTCTAAACATGCACCCTCATCCTGTAGCACAGCAGATCGTTAAGCTGCGGGAGTTTGATAAGGCCGACAGTACGTTTATCGACACTATCCTGCGGCACTCACACAAAGGCAGGATCCACTGCGAGTTTCACCAACTCCGGAGCGATGACGGCGGTACAGTTACGGGTCGTTTCTCATCGTCCAACCCTAACCTCCAGCAAATTCCTGCGCGGGACAAAGACATTAAGAAGATGATCCGCGGATTGTTTATACCCGAAGACGGATGCAAGTGGGGTTCGTTTGATTACTCTAGCCAAGAGCCACGGTTGTTGGTTCACTTTGCGGCTAGCTTGAATGACGATCACCGGCATCAGATGGTGGATGGTATTGTTAATGAGTGGCAAACCAAGGACATCGATCTGCACCAGATGGTTGCTGACATCGCTGGCATTGATCGGAAGTCTGCAAAGACTGTGAACCTTGGAATTATGTACGGCATGGGTAAGGCCAAGCTAGCAGACCAGTTGGACATCAGCGTAGCTGAGGCCACCACACTGCTTCAGACGCACCAGAGCAAGGTGCCTTTCGTTAAGGGGCTAGCAGAGATTGCAAGCACTCGCGCCTCTCAGCAGGGATCTATACGCACTCTGCTGGGCCGTAGGTGCCGGTTTGATCTGTGGGAGCCTAGAACGTTTGAATACAACAAGCCACTGGCTCTAAAGGACGCACAAGAGAAGTACGGCATGTACCTGCGTAGGGCGT